AGTACGTATGTAGTGAGCATTATGTCTGGCATGAATACCTGACGCTGCATCTGTAAGCTGCGAGACAGTGCCGCTTGGCTTGACACAGGTAACAGCCGTTGACTGTGGTATACCTATCTGCTTTGCCATAGATGCGTTAGTCTGTACAGCTACATCACGTAGCAGGGTAAGGGCAGTCTCTAGCTTTGTGCTTGCCTCTGCTGTAATCGCATTGTCCATGATGCCTGTAAGGGACACACCAAGCAGCCGTTCTTCTTCTGTATTCTTTTTCCATACAGAACGAAGATACTTGAAGTTAGTCAGCGTAGCTTGGAACGTACCAAGTATGGTAGCAAGGCGAACCTTCTCCTTCAGTGTATCAACTGTGTCTGATTCACGCACGACCACCTCTGACAAGTTACAGAACTGGTATGGGCGTAAGATGATCTCACTGCAGGGGTTGCAACCGAAGTCGTGGTCTGTATCACGTCTACCATTCTTCTCTGCTTGCTTGATAGCAGACTGACGGTTGAAAATACCACGCTCACCTGACTTACTATCGTACAGAGCAAGCCACTCACGCATGAATGTACCCATCTCTGGCTTTACCTTGTAAGCCACAGAGTTATTAGCCAAGGCTCGTTGTCCCTCATGCTCCCACCACTGACCTGACTTAGCATGTGCCATCTGGTCATCGTTTAGGTTAGATAAGCTAATCAGTGCCGACCTACGCACACCACCAACAACTACAACCTCACCAATCTTACACATGATGTCGTGACACTCAATAGGATATAGCCTACGACCTGCTGCACCTTTGAACTTCTGTACAACAAACTCAAACAACTCGACCAATGGCTGTGGGCCTGATGCCCTGCCGCCAAATGTCTTGAGCCTTGCACCTGCAGGGCGTACCTCTGATACATCCCACTCTGGTATCTGTCCAGTATACAACATAGCGATAAGTTCTTTCAGTGACTTTGCCCATCCGGGTCTGCTGTCACCTACCTTTATCACTGTGTCTGTACGATGGAAATCCTCATTCACAATAGGCAGCTTCTCAATATTGTGTCGCTCTACGCTGAAGCCTACACCTGTACCACACATAAGTATGTACATAGTCTCATCAAACGCACGTGGGCTGTCCACGGGTACGTAAGAACAATTGTATCCACCAACATGGCATCTGTCCAGTGCGGGGCCACTGGTCATCAATGCTCTCATGCTAGGCATAACAGATAGACTAAGCACGGCACTCTCTAACTCACCTCTCAGTGAATCAGGTAGCTTATAGTCATGGTTGTCAGACAAATGCCTAGCCATATAATCAAAATATCTGGTGACAGTTTCACTCCATGTCTCCCTTCTCTGTTCATCTTCTTTCCAACGGGCATACCGTGAAAGGGCGATGAAGTTTTGGTAGTCTGTAGGTAATTGATTGCTTATCATCTCTTTACTCCGTTATCGTTTTAATGTGTTTAATATCAGCACCCTCTATATCATAGAAGTATTCTTGAATGCTGTCCTCTAATTCATCACCAACACGTCCATCGGCTGGTATGGGATATTCTTCCTCATCAATATCAATTGTAATGAACATCTTAACTTTCATCACTTGCCATTACCTCTTCTATCAACTTGTCCAAATACCACTTGGCTTTCTGCAAATCCTCTAGTGGTTTATCCTTATAGTCAAAACGCCATAGGTATTTCATTACATTACCCTGTAGGTAATATTTAAATCCTTTATCTGTTGCAGCAGAGATAGCATGTATGCACTCTATACCTGTCTGGTTGTAGTGAGGTGGACTGTTTACCATGTCTATAACCTTTCCACTGTATGCCTCTTTACCTGCCTGTTCTTTTTCTTCCATCAACTTCATGTACTGTTCATGTCTACTCATGCTGAACCCCCTGTCTTTGTGTTAAAGTTTAGGTGTACTACATTACCATCGTAGGTCTTTTCCACACCAGCTTCTTCCTCTAGTTCTACATCAATTTCCATCTCTTTGTCAATAACATTCGTAACATACTCATGCACTACATCACGTAAATCTGTTACCTCTTCCATCACGGGTACAGCAGCACACATCATCTTAGTAAAGTGCATGACCTTATTATAGTCATCATCGTACATTGGGTTGTCAGGCATAGCCATTATGGATATGTCTACCTCTCCTGTCCAAGACCCATCGTCATCCGCAAAGGGTCTTACTCGTATCAGGAAATCTTCTTCACTTATTTCTGCCATTAGTTTCTCTATCATTTTCATAGTCATCTCCTTTTCACTTTCGCACCCCCAAACTTAATGAACTTTGGGTGTTTGTTTTTTCCTTTCTCCTTCAACCAATCTTCAGGGATAACCCTGTCATAATATCTGAAGCCATGTTTGATACACCATTCACCATATGTAGACTTAGCACCCTTACGTAGTTTACGTCTGCTATTCTCAAACACAAAACGTATATCTAATTTAGGATGCTGCTTCTTTACAGCGATATGCTTACGCCTATCTGCTGCAGTAAACATACCCTTTGTTTCGATTATGATGCCATTGGACAGCACAAAGTCTGGTGTATATGTTCTGTATGCTAAGTCTTCCCACTCAATCTTCAGACCCTCGTACAAGAACTTTATCTTTAGTTCTTTAAGGTACTCAGATACTTTGAGTTCAAGACCGCTACGATACCCATACTTTCGTGCTGCCCTAAATTGTTTTGCGTTAGGCAATGACTTCACCAATATAACTTGTAATTGGCGGGTTCTTAGCCTGTGATTTTACAGCAGGTCTTTCGACCAGAGTAGGCCAACAGCTAAAACGATAAGAGCAAAACTTGCAGCCATCGTTAAGAACTTTATTACCCGTCTCCTGTCCTCTAAACTTTTCTGGTACTGGTTGAAAGGCTCTTTCAAATTTATTCTCCTTTACTGTTTGTACTGTGGTAGCAATCTTTTCTACCTCTTGTTGTTCATCCAAGCCTGTAGCTGGTACGTACTTAAACTGTCCGTTAGATTTGTTTACAACCCACCAGCCCCCTGCTTTCTTGCCTGATGCTCTAGCATAACCAGCTAACTGTGCGACATAACCGAAGCCATCACCGCTGGCAAGACTGTCATAGGACTCAAATTTATTTCGGTATGACCAGTCTGAAGCTGATTTAATATCATCAACTGCGTCATTAATGATAATGTCATAAGAGCCAGAAACGCTATCGTCACCAAGGTCAAGAGTAACTTTGTCCGTGTCTTCATACTGCACTCCTGCTTCCGTCAAGATACCCTTGAATACAGCCTCTACTATATCACCTAGCATCATGTTCATTACAAATGTGGTAGGGAAAGGCAACGCAAGTTCAGGTTTATTCTTTTGATACCATAGCTGGCAGGAAGGTCTGCCAACATTAGACATACGTAGAGTAAACTCATCCCGCTTGTTGCCCCCACCGAACTGGCGTTTCAAAGCTGCGGTTATATCATCAGCTACACGTTTGATTGTGTCATCTGATATAGTTGTATCACCTTTAGTTGCTTTGTCCATGTACTGGTGCAACGCCAATTCAGCAGGGTGATTCATTACGCTACCTCTTCTTCTAGTTCTATATCAATCATGCCATCTGTGATAGCGGCATCGTCCTCATCATCGTGAGGGGATGCTTTCTCCGCATAAGCATTAATGATATACTCGTTATAGTTTGATACCCAAGACATGAAGTCAGAGAACTTATCCTGATCTTCTTGCGTAACCTCTACTGAGTTGGTCACATCAAGGGACACCATCGGAAGAAAGAAACTATTTCCGTTAGGAAGTTTACGCTCATCCGTATTCGCAGTAATGATATGCTGAACAGGAAGACGCTTCATCTTATTCAGTTTAGCAAATACATTACCTACCTCTTTAAAGGCATCCCGGTTTTCAATCTCCCATATGAACGCTGTCTCAGGAACATTAACCTCATTACCGTTGCTATCAGTAGCACCGATAAGTTCAACGGTTCCTAATACAACACGCACTCGCTTAATCTGCCTAATTAGTTCCTGCGTATTCTTAGGTAAGCCCTGAAAGTCTTGGATGTAACCAGCAGGTTTACCACAGTTAAACCCACCATCGTTATCTTTCAAGTCTATCGTAAGCGTATCAGCCATAACAGTCTTGACGTAACGATTAGGTACGTTACCAGCACCCTTTACAAAACGCTTATACATAAAGCGTTGCATGTATGGGCGTACCTTTACAGAGGAAGCATAATAGGTTTCTCCGTCAGGAATCTCCATCTTATACTGCCCTGCCTTTACCAACACCTTATCGTCACCCAAGATGGGTGAGTGTTGGATTCGCAAACGGGCAAGCGTACTTGCCTTTTGTTTGTTACCACCTTCATTTGCTATGCCCATAGCCTTTGCCATAGCTGCATAGTTATTCGTATCAATCGTTGTTAATTCGGACATATATTTAACTCCTTTTTCCTAGTTAGACGCATAGTTATATCAGATAACATCTTTGGTGTCAAGCCAGTTTGGACCTATTTTTGCCTCTAAAAGTAGTGGCACATTAAATACCAAGCCCCATCGTTTAGTGATAAGATTTGGTAGGTCTTCATTGGTTTGGTTTATTACTTCTAATACTTTCCTTTCTTCATTAGGGTGGACATCAATAACAATACTGTCATGCACTGTGTTTACTATACATGACTGCATATCTTTTAGCAACCCATCAATGTGTAATAATGCAATGGGAACTATATCTGCTGTAGCAAAGGATTGCACAGGATAATTCTTTATCTGTGTAAAGTGAGACACACGACCCGTTACCTTACGTACTACGTCAGGAAAGGCAAACTCTCTACCACTAGGTGTGGTAATCTTCCTTGTAGTTACAGCTTCTTTAGCCAGTCTGGTGTGCCAAGCGGCAACTCCTTTGTACTTGTCGGTGAAGTGGGTGTAGTATTCTGCTTCTGCTTTACTTCTTCCGTATCCTGTGGCTCCGTAGAGTGGTGCGAATGTATGCGCTTTCGCATCCTGCCTACTCGTAGGTTGACCAGCATCACTAATAACTTTAGCGGTGTATGAGTGTACATCAAATCCAGTAGAAACTTCTTCAATTGCAACTCCATCTTGTGATAGGTAGGCAGCAGTGCGGAACTCAAGCTGTGCAAAGTCAGCTTCCATAATCTTGCCGCCAGCAAATCGTGACACAAATACTTTCTTCACAGGAAACGTGCCGCCACGTGGCATGTTCTGCATATTAGGGTCTGCACCAGAGAACCTACCCGTAGCTGTACGATGCTGCAGCAGCCTTACATGTAGCTTACCATCCTGCTTGGTATGTGTCTCAATCCCATCGACAAAGGATGACAGGTATGTATCCACGGCAGACAACCTGCGTACCTTAGACAGAAAGTCTACAGCATCATCCATACCACGCTGCCTAGC